AGCCATTCCCTCTTTAATAGCAGCGCTCTTCATCAAAATTGCACGAGTGATATATCCAATACCAACTACTAAAGCCCCATCAGCAATTAAATCTAAATTACTTGCAAGAGTTTGAACTGATCCAGCTAATACCTGTGCCGCACCACTTCCCTTACCTGCTTCGCCAACAAATTTTGTGATCTCGTTGTTTAGGAGTGTGAGAGACTGCCCGATTGTGATATCTGTTTTAGCAAAAAGAGCATCAACATCAGATTCTACATTTCTAAGCGCTTTTACAATTTCTTGTGAAGTAATTTTTCCTTCAGCTGCTACTGAACGTAATTCACCTACAGTAATACCCATACCTTTAGCAATAGCCTTTGCTAGTGCTGGGGTTTGCTCCATTACAGAATTAAGTTCTTCTCCACGCAACGTTCCACTAGCCAAGGCCTGCCCGAACTGAACTAAAGCTGCATCAGCAGCTTCTGCGCTTGCACCACTAATTGCTACAGCTTTAGAAACTGTTTCAGTTAAACGTGCTGTGTCATCCATTGTGAGGTTTAAAGTTTTGGCATTATCACTAAAACGCTGGTAAACCTGTAACACAGAATCCCAAGCTGAATAGGTTTTTTGAGCAATTCGGAAAGTGTCTTCCGTTGCTTTATTTAGTTCAACTTGATTGTTAGTGACTAACTTAAGGCGATTTTGTAATCCAGTATATGTATCCATCTTTGAAATGGCTGAACCTACTGTTAATAAACCAGCCATGTGTCCAGCTAAAGCTCTGGTGGCTACAGACAAGCTGTCCATAGACTTAGATGCAAATTCACCTTTACGTTCAATGCTAACAAGTTCATTGCCTAGATTACGCGCATTACGTTCAGCATTTTGCGAATCAATAACAATGACCAAACGGGATTCTTGTGCCATTTTACTTTCCTCTAGGCAATAAAAAACCCACTCAATGAGTGGGTAGTTCTTTTTAAGTTAAATATAATTACCAAGCAGGGTAGTTAAACCAATTTTAAAAAGCATCCTAGGGTGCTTATGCAAGATATTATTTATTCTCATGGTAACGAAGAATACTAGCTACTTTTTGAAATAAGTAGCCTGCAAGGAATCCATTAAATATAATTCCGATTCCTGTTGCTATCATAACTCCAGACCAAACCGTTTCTTTACCATAGTAAGAAGCTACTTCAATTCGACCAAATGCAAGAATAAATAAAAAACCTGCGATAAAGCCAAGAGCTATTAACACCCACCCGATAGCATTACAAACTTCACTTTCTCTCATTGGTTTATATTGTGGTGCACTCATCTTAATCTACCTTGTTAAAGTTCTTCAAAACTTTGTAAGTAATATCTTGATTAGTGGCATCAATTACTTCCAATAAAGCACCTTTATAACCTATTTGCTTAGATTGGCTTAAATCATATTCAACATCATTATTGAATGCAGGACGTGCTTGATTACTTGAGAATTCACGGTACCCGACATTAATTTTATTTCCAAATTTTCCACTATAAATTAATGTTTGTTGGAAGGAATTATCTGATGCAATTGCTACTGTCTTCATAGTAGCTTGATGTTTATCAGTACAGTTTTTTGCATTAAATACTGTTACTACACAGAGCTTACCTTCAGTATCTAACATAACTACTTTAAATGGGTCAGCTAAAGGGTTTTTCTGAACCATCCCCCCACCACTGACAGTGTTGAATGGCTGAAAATATTGCCCTTTTTCATTTTTGCCTGTTTTTAAGTAAATGCCTGAAGTAAGTGAATAAGCAAAACTAATTTTAATATTTTCAGGGACGTTTAGAACTTCACGATCAACCACCATTCCCTGTTCAAGCATTTGATCCCCTACAAATGCTTTATTAACTGATCCAATTGGCGGTTTGCTTATATTTTTAGGTATAGCTTGATAATTATAGGCTGGAGTAGCGCACCCCACCAACCCAAGACCAATTAAACCCGCAGCCAATATTTTTTTCATGAATTTCACCGTTTGTTATAAAGTGTACTAACTTTAACAAACTGGTTACTAAATGTCACATAAAGGAAAACCACCCGAAGGTGGTTTCTATCAAATAAAACTAACTAAGCTATTTCACAATTGGTTTGATGCCATGAATGGTTATTTCCATATGAAAAACTAATTTCACTTGGTACTAAAGTTCGTTCCTGATGATTTAATGACTCAATCATACTTCTTAGTTTGCCATCACCTTGAACATGCTCTTTATATAATGCACGAAGTAATAGCTCAGTAGGTTTACCAATTAAACCGCGATCAGCTTCCCAATGTCTAATACTAGTCTCACTGACTCCTAAAAGCCCAGCAAGATTCTTCTGTGACAAGTTTAGTTCTTTACGTAAAAAACGAATTTCCTCACCATTCAAGTCAGGCTTTTGCGTAATTAAGAACAACCCAATGGCATTATGAAGCTCATGAACAGATTCAATAGATACGAGTTCACCATAGTCTTCATCATTTTCAATTGTAAATCCATTGCGCAGCCAAATATTGCTCAGACCGCATTCTTCATAGTGATACATAATTTAGCCTACTCTCTAAATGTAGTGACTACTACTGAGAATTCACCGTTCTCGCTCTGCTTGATTGCAACAGCTGTTGTTATGTATTCGCCTGCAGTGCGAACAGAAACATTTAACTGGCAATCACCACGAGTATTTGGGTACGGCCCCTCAGTAATATCTCCATGCTCAAAACAGCAAATAATTTGCTTCATAGAGATACAGCGTTCTTTCATTCTTTCTTTTGCATGTGCAGTTAACTTGATTTTGCTAGTATCTCTAGCAAATGCTCTAAGTTTTTGTTTAGCTTCAGTTAATGTTAAACACATACAAGCAAACACCAAGGTTCTTGGAAAGAGTAAAAGAATGCTGAACCGTCAAATATTGACGGTAAGGTGATTATTCATCATTTGATAATCACGCGCAACACCTTAAAGGTAATTTTCTGTCAATCCAGATCAAGTATTTTGTAACATCGACTGCGTTATTTTGAGTCGCGTTTAAGAGCAACTGCTTAATTGTTTGACGTTTTGACCAAATTAGGCTTTTCAGTCCCTGGCAATACCTAATTTGGTCACTTACCTTTGCTTTTGGTTGATATCTTCTTATGGCACTCCTCCAAAAACAAATTATCCAACGCAAAAATACAGTCATTAAAAATATGAGCAGCCACTGGCAAATCATTATGCTCAGCATAGACATTGATAGCCTGCTGATCTAAAGATAACGGTATGCTTTGCTCATAACGTCTGGATCGACATATAGTGCTAAATGCCGAAAGAATTGAATCAGCCGCATACGAATATTCTGGCGGATCCGGAATACGGCCGCCTAAGAACTTGATTTGCTCGATTTCGTGCGGCGTTTTCGACGCATACGTTTTTTGGTATTTGTAGAGCTCCATGACTTTCCCAGAATTAAAGCCTTGTCCTTGTCTGCGTCTTCCTGAATCTTCTGGGCCTGTTCTTTAATGAATAGCCAGATTGAAATACCAATATCACCAAGATTAAGAAGCTTTGAGGCATTCTCAGGTGTATATGGCTTTTCGGACTCAACAGTTTTACCGTCTACGATTTCGGCAAATACCACACCTTTCCAGTCTTCGATTAAGTGGGCCGCGCATGCATCCATTAAAAGCTCGTGGTAAAGCTTGGCATCTTCATCTTTGACCATCACATCATAGCCTTTAGACGAGATCTGGTTTCCTGCCCGTTCAATAGCTACCTGAAAAGGCTTATAAGCGATACCACGGACTTTGAACTCAGCCTGTACATCGCCATCAGCACCCTTGTATTCACACCATTTTGATACGTCTGAGCTTTTAATAATTCCGACTTTTAAAGCCATAACAACCTCTAATTTTTAGAAATAAAAAAGCCCATGGGATTCCATAGGCTTTGTTACTGAATAAGTTGATTACACAAGAGCGCGTACAATTGTTGGCGCTGTACGAACTTGGGCAAAGTTGATATCTACAGTAATGATGTCATCACCACCACCATCCGGGTGATTGGCTTCCATGACTTCCAATTGCGGGAAGTTGAACGAATATTTACTACCTTTACTATCTTTAATATCAAAGGTCAGTGTAAATACATCACGTGTTTTAATGGCATCAATCCACCCTGCTGAAGTTGACGAGAACATAAATGAAGCATTCGCTTCGATATCCATCATCTTTTCAATATAGAACTCTGGTGTGTACTTACCCGAACCGATACAACGGATTGCTTCAAGGTTGTTATTGATAGAAATGGTAAGAGACTGTAGACACGCTTTACCCTGAATTGACTGGCCGTTTACAAGCAAGTTTTCCACGTTTGGCATACTGACCAGTGGACGTGTTGAAGCTGCAACCGGATTTACAACAGGGTTGACTTGCTGTCTAGTAAATGAGCTACCTACAAGACCAAAGTTACCAGTGATCTTTCCTGTAGTCTGGATAGTAATTTCACCAGAATTGACCTGAACTCCACGGTAAATAAACACCTGCCCAATATCTTCAAAAACTTTAACTAACGTTAATGATTTTCGAACAGCACCGCCAATTGTTAAACTGTTTGTCGCCCAGTTATTGAATGCTAAAGCACTTAAGAACAAATCAAAGGTACCAAGTGATAATTCAAACTCTAACTGCCCTGCCACTTCGGCTTCAGTAACTACCCCGCCTTGTCGATAGCGTGAATCCACTACTTCACTGCTTTCTTCAGTAGATACGTTTTCTGATAAGCCATCACTTACACGGCGAACTGTGTACCAGATCGGGTTTGCTGGAGTTGTTCCTAAAACTGCTTCTTCACAAGCATATAATCGAATTTTTGCGCCTGAACTCATTTATGGTTCTCCAAAATTTAGGCAATAAAAAACCCGCTTTTTAAGCGGGTTATTAAAGTGTTTCGTCTGTGTCTGAGATTTCTGGCGGTTCCACGCCATTCATGGCTGCAGCTACTGCCTGAGATAAGTTAGTAGGCTGGAACTCAACTGGTGTTTCACTCAATATTTCTTCAGGCACGGGTTCAGGCTCTTCATGTAAACGGATATCAATCCAGCGGCCTTCAGGAATATCTAGCGGATTGTCGTGATCAGCAACAATGGCAGCTTTTTCAATATCAAACTTACGTTTATAAGTTTTAATAGAAAGATCACCATTTTCTAAGGTTGAATATTCAACTGCTACTACCGTATTACCGTTGGCATCCTTAGGTACTTCGATATACCAACCTTCCTGTGCAAAGCCTAAAGAGCCCTTAATCAGATAGTCACCAGTGCCTAATTTGTCAAAAGTGATCGGTTGCTTGGCAGCATCGTTATTTAGCTCAATATGACTTTGGAAAAGCTTAACGACTGGTGAAGCGGCTTTAATAAAACCATTTCCATCAGTTGTAGTATTTTGTGCAGTCAATAAATTAAACCAATTAGACCAAGTACCACTATTATTAAATCGATACTTCAGGGCAGAATATGAGGCAGCTTTCCCAAGCTGAAATGAATGACTTCCATTTGTATATAAACCCATTGAGCGTCGGGTACAGTGTAAAAAGAAACCATAAGGACCAATACTATTACCAGTATCATTTGTTAAAGTGTCATCTGTTCGAAAAAAACCATTATTAAGAGGAGCAACCATATCAGATACACGAGAACCTTCAGCCCCTATCCCCCAATCACCGACTCTTAGTGCTCGTCCCGGCGTAGGATCATATTGACTTGTTGTTGACGCTAGTACAGCAGCAGTTCCTAACCCCAAATTCATTCTAGCTGTCTGTGCATTATCAGCTCCTAATCCTCCCTGAGAAATTGATAAAGGGGTTGTAAGTCCCTTAAGCTCACTAATATCACTATTTACCCCACTTGCAGCTGCGCCTAGGTTAGCTCGTGCACCAGCCGCTGTAGTTGCCCCCGTTCCACCTTGAGAGATAGCTGCAGTACCAACTACTTGAGAAAAGTTGGGTGCCAGATTGGGAATACCTGACGCAAATGGCAACATAAACTGCCGCTTGCCCTGTGAGGCGTTATATGGGAATGGCCGATGATCCCAACTAAATTTAAAAACAAGATTTGCCATTATGCTGTTACTCCGTCAATCACTTGGAAAGTCAAAGTTTCAGTGTGCTGTGTAGTGCCACTAACTACAGCTTTAATATCCATCTGACACAGCCCTAAAGGCCAAGTTGCAGTGCTTGCACTAGATTTAATGTTCAGCCACCCTTTCTGTGTGCTTTGGCTTAATGCAGTACAAGTTAATGTGGCCACAGTAGCACCATCAGCCAGAGCTTTAACCTGTGAAGTGAAGGTATAACCTGTAAGATCAATTGCACGGCGCACATCATCTGGTGGATATTGCAGGGCTTCATCCATATCAACTAGCTGAAGATTTAAGTTGAAAGTGTCACCACGCTTAAATACAAAATTGCTCATAAGTGATTCCTATAGACATAAAAAAACCACCGATGAGGTGGTAGTGATTAAGACATAAAGTACCTCTCAAAATGGAGGTCTCATAATTCAAATTAATTAATATCTAGGTTTATATCTCTTGTTTCCTCCACTCGTAATACAGTAGTGCCCACCTCTAGGACCCACGCAATAATCCACCACAGCACATGAACAATCACTATCGTAGTAGGTTTTTTTCTGTTTTCTTTCAGAATGATGAGGATGAGATTTTAAGGCCTGATAATTATTTGACGTGGTTGATCGAGACTTTTGTTTAAAACAGCCATCCGTTTCACATAATAGCTTTGTTGATAACCACTGAGGTGATGAGGAATTTAAGGAAATACGTGCCCAGTTTCCTTTCATCTCATAAATATCAACTTTTTCCCCACGTCCTAACTTTCCTACTACTTGACCGTTTGGTTTATCTCTAATATTTAAAGAATTAGTGTTGATATATTTTGATTCGATAACTTCCTCTACTGCACTCTGCGCATTTTCTGAGTCTGAAGTTTGTTTTGGAGAGTTATCATTGCCTGAACCAAAAATCCCTAAAGCTACTAATCCTGCGGCACCCCAGCCTAAAGTTGATTTTTTCATGTTTTACCATTTGTTATAAATTTCCATTACTGTAACAGAATGTAATCACAAATGATAATATGCTGAGGTCATTAAAAATAATCGCCTTGCAGTAGCTTTTTCTTGAACTCAAAGCTCATTATCTAAATCGACACTTACTCCAGTAACAACGTTATGTTTAGGCCCTCCGAGACTAACAACATTAGCCAAGCGTATATTCACATCAGAAACACATAGCTTGTTTTCAGATTGCCATTTGCTCAACTCAACAGACATAACATCTTCAAGATGCCGTTCCAGTTCTTGCCGTTTAATTTCGATTTCTTCTAAAGTCAGCATACATGACATATCAATTCACCTTGTACCCAATGCTCACATTATACTGAATGAAATCAGCATCTTTACCCGCATAAATAGATTGGCCATTCAAACATTCTAAGTGTTCGATTGTGAAATATTCAAAATGAGCAAGTAATGCATCACTCAATTTTGTGATTTCAATTATTCCTGAATTGGGACGTGCAAAGCATTGAACCATGATATTACCGGTACGGCGAGTACATGGCTTATCTGCAATGCCAGAATTAAAACTGGGACCACCTGCAATCGTTAAGCGGCACCAAACACCATCTTTAGGTACATTAAAGCCTGGAGCATTTGGATACTGTATTCTGTCCTGCGCAATACCAGTAAAGCTTTGCATACGATCAATAATAGCTTGCCTTGTTTGCTCTAAAGTCATTGCCATCTTAACCACCGTACTTTTGAGAAATAAAGTTAAACGTGAGGCCATAAATACCTTGTGGTGCTTGATCAGACCAGCCGTTTTCTAAGCGGGGTGCATAAGCTTTATTGTTCTGGATATAAACCAAATTGCCCAATTTAATCTTTACAGCTTGAATTGCTGCATCTTGAATTGGGTTTGTTTCAGGTTCACGCACGCCGAAATCAGCAGATCCAATCGAAACAATATGTGAAGCACGGTATGCTCCAGTATCAACAGGACTTAAATTAACTAAGGATTGCACGGTATCCATGACAATATTCTTTACATGTGCTTCTGCTGCTTTAGACACATCAAGACTAAAACTAGTCGGCTTTTTCCCCTTCCACCCCATGACTTTTAACCTCGCTTTCCTCATACATCTTAAAGAGATCCTGAGCGATCGCCTGAATTGAATAAGCTTCAAACTCAGAGCTCGGTTCTCGTTCACCCATGAGCTTTTTAATCTTTTGCCAGACATGAACAGCTTCATGTAAAAGCAATCCATA